ACAGAATAAAATTGTTGCTACAAAAGGCGCAAAAGCAGATAAAATGACAGGGCCGAAGGTCATTAATATGTACTGTTTGAAGGAATTATGAAAGACATCGAAGCATTCTCGCTGGCATTATTGAACTCTGCGACCTGCGCACATTTGCAGCATTGGCAGACCAAAAGCTATGCGCAGCACAAGGCCTTGGCGAAATACTATAACGCCGTCCCAGACCTCGTAGACCAGCTGGTTGAGTCGTATATGGGTCGGTACGGTCCATTAGACGAATTCGAGGAAGAATTTGAGATTGATAAGGACCCTGTGCGGTACTTCAAAGCATTACAAAAATATGTCGATCAAAACAGAAAACACTTGCCAAAAGACACCGAATTACAGAATACTATTGACGAAATTACCGATTTAATTAACTCTCTGCTGTACAAACTGCAACAACTCTCATAAAGGAAATCAAAATGGCAAATACATTTGTATGCCCAAAAGACTGTAACGAAGATAAAGGTCGTAAAGAAAAGACTAAAAACGCCGTGATGCAAGAAGGCAAAAACAAGCCAATGGGCGAGAAAATGGCTATGAAAGGCCGTGATACCAAGATGGAAACTAACAATTCTGGCGAAATGTACCAAAAGTGAATTGCGGAAATTGCCAGTTTTTTCAGGGTACGCAGTTCGGCCATTGCCGGCGCTACCCTGAAACTGTCACCAAACAGGCTGGGATGTGGTGCGGTGAACACCAAGTCGTGGTGCCTCCGCAGCCAATATTCACGGAATTGGCAGCCACTCCAGCACCCAAAAGGCGCAAGAAAAATGATACGACCGCTGCGTGACCGAATCGTTGTAAGACCCGTAGAACGGGTTAAGAGCCAGATGATTGAAGTCATCATGGATGAACTGCCTAACATCGGCGAGGTATTGGCCGTGGGTCCTGGCGAGATTGACAAAAAAGGCCGGTTGATTCCTAATCCTATAGAAATAGGCCAAAGAATCCGATTTGGGGGCGCGGAGGACTATTTGTCTTACCCTAGATTTGAGATTGACGGCGAAGAATACCTCGTAATGTCTTGGAAAGATGTCTGTTTTGTTGAGGACAATAATGCCAAAAACCACTAATAAACCTATTGCGCGTACCACCACCGGTAAGGGTAAGAACTACAAACCCACCGAAGCTGGTGCGGGCATGACCGCTAAAGGAAGGGCGGCATACAATGCAAAAAATAATGCAAACCTTAAAGCACCTGCTCCAAACCCTAAAACAAAAGCTGACGAAGGCCGTAAAAAAAGTTTTTGCGCAAGAATGAGCGGAATGCCTGGGCCGATGAAAGATGAAAAGGGAAGGCCTACCCGAAAAGCAGCATCTCTTAAAAACTGGAATTGTTAACGAAAGGAATTAATCATGGCAAATAGTAAATCGATTGGCGTAGCATACGCCGACCCACAGTTTGATAGTCTTATTGTCACGGGCGCAACCGAATTTCAGGGCGGACTTGACCTAACTGGTGGAGACCTCGACATCACCACAACCTCGGCCAGTACCGATGGTTCAACTAGCGTTGAGCCCGTATTGGTTAGCACTACGATGACCGGTGCAGGCGGAGTTGGTGGTCGCGCAAAATTTTTAACAACCATTAACTCGGTTCTTGGTAGTTATTCAAACGCCCTTAAAGGTGAAGTTGTATATGGAACCTCTGGCCGTACTACTGGCTTGGGCTCTGCCGTTTTAGCTGAAATGACGCTATCGGCTGGAACATCTGCTGGTAACTATGCCCCAGTTGAAATTGAATTAAATTGCGCATCTGGTGCGTCTACTGGAACAACAACTGCCCTTATTTATGCCAGTGTTAATGGCACAGGTGCTGCAACCGTAGACACTAATGGTTACTTATTGAATTTAGCTGGTGTAACCGTAGCAGGCGCTAAATTGGCTGCTACAGGCACAATTACCAATGTCAACGAAATTACGCATGGTTTGCGAGTCAAAATCGCTGGTAGTGACTATTACCTGTTAGCTGCAACTGCCGCTAATTTTAATGCATAGTGATTACTAAAGACTATTTACTACAGTTGAGGCAGGCATCCGTACTAGAACTTCAAGCGGCTTTAGAGCGGGTGCAGCAACAACGGGGCGCAATTGCGATTATTGATGCCTTACTGATAGAAATTGACAAGGAAAAAGACAATGGCAGCTAAACCCGGCTTGTATGCCAATATTCACGCTAAAAGGGAGAGGATCGAGCGCCAAAAGGCTGCTGGAAAGACTCCTGAGAAGATGCGTAGCCCAGGCACCAAGGGCGCGCCAACTGCCAAAGCATTTAAAGAATCGGCTAAAACTGCGAAGAAAAAGTAATGCCGCTCATTAAAGACATTGGCAAAAAGGCATTCCAAAAGAATGTCAAAGCTGAGATTGCTGCGGGCAAGCCAGTTAAGCAGGCCGTGGCTATTGCGTACTCGGTTAAGCGTGAGGCTGCAAGCAAGAAAAAGAAGATGTCTAAATTGTCCGAAATGATAAAAAAATAAGAAATTAGCTTTTTTGTTCTTTTAACAACTTTTCTACATATTCAAATTCTTGCTTGTACTTTTGTTTTAAAACCTGTATTTCAGCATCTTGGTGGCGCAGCATTGCAGCCACATCCTTAAACAGTTGGCCAAACTTATCCAAATCATCTGCCATCTCATTTGCGCTCATCTTGGCTCTTTCTCAAAGCTATATGTTTTTGTAGGATATGCCAGAACTCCGATTTGATTATGTCCATAACTCCTCCATTAGAGTAAACAGTTTACACCATAAGATTAACACAAACAACAAGAAACGATTTATTATTATGTAACTGGAACTTATTGATTGAGTTAATCACTATGGCCGCACCGATAGGAAATTCTAATGCCGTAAAGGGCAAGATGTTTTATGACAGGCTCCGCAAGGTGCTGACTCAAGAACCTCAAAAGCTGGAAAACATTGTTAAGCAGCTGATCACACAAGCTGAACAAGGCGAGGCGTGGGCCGTGAAAGAGGTCATTGACCGGTTGGATGGTAAGGCCGTGCAGATCAATCAGATGGAAAATACCGATGGAACTCCGCTTTTGTCTGGCATTCAGGTCATGTTTGTAAAACCACAAGATGCTTGAGACTTTAGATAAAGCAGTAGCCAACGCAGAGTTCCCCGTAAAACTGGCTTTTTTGTTTGAGCCCAAACGATACAAGATTCTTTATGGTGGGCGCGGTGGCGCTAAATCTTGGGGAGTTGCCAGGGCATTACTAATTAAGGCAGCAAAAGACCCCATTCGCATCCTTTGCGCCCGTGAGTTTCAGGTCTCTATCAAAGATTCTGTACACAAATTACTGACAGACCAGATTGACAGTCTTGGATTAGAGTCGTTTTACGAGGTCACCCAGACCAGCATTCGCGGTAAGAATGGCTCTGAGTTCTTTTTTATTGGCCTTAAAAACAATATTACCAATGTCAAATCCTTTGAGGGCGTTGATATTTGTTGGGTTGAGGAGGCGCAGACTGTTTCTAAAACTAGCTGGAATGTCCTAATTCCGACCATTCGTAAGGACAACTCCGAGATATGGATTACCTTTAACCCTGAACTTGAGACCGATGACACCTACCAACGGTTCGTTATCTCGCCGCCTACCAATGCGGTGGTGCAAAAGATTACCTGGCGCGATAACCCTTGGTTCCCACAGACCTTGCGGGAGGAGAAAGATAACCTCCAGATGCGAGATACTGAGGCCTACAACACCGTCTGGGAGGGCATCTGCCGTAAGACCGTGGACGGTGCGGTGTTTGCCAACGAGATTACCCTTGCAGATTTAGAAGGACGAATTACCAAAGTCCCTTACGAGCAAATGAAAGGCGTTCATGCCGTTTTTGACCTTGGCTGGGCGGACAATACGGCCATCTGGTTTGTGCAGTTCATTGGGTTTGAAATCAGATTAATTCGATACATTGAGGACAGTCAAAAGACCATGTCCTATTACATGGCCGAGATGCAGAAGTTTGGCTATCACTACGACACCATTTGGCTACCGCATGATGCTGAGAACTCAACTCTGGCAGCTGCTGGTCGCTCGATTGCCGACATTGTCAGGGCAGCAGGTTACAAGGTGCAGATTGTGCCAAGAACGCCAACTGCGGACTCTATTAATGCAGCCAGAACAATATTCAACAAGTGTTATTTTGATAGAGAAAATTGCCATCAAGGATTACAATGTTTAAGACATTACCGATATGATGTGGACCCAGATACCAAGCAATTTAGTAAAACGCCCTTGCATGACATATTTTCCCACGGTGCAGACGCGTTTAAATATCTAGGTTTAGTGGTGAATGAGCCCCGCAAATCGGTAGTAAAACGAGCCGCGTATCAACCGGCTGGATCATGGATGGGATGATTATGGCAAACGACCAGCGTATACAAGACGCACAGAAATTCTTAAGATTCGCTAATGATGCGGACTCTTACAACCGCCAGGATGCTCTGGATGACCTTAAATTCTCCTCTGGGGATCAATGGCCAGTAGAGGTACAAAACTCTCGAAACCTTGAGGCAAGACCTTGCTTAACGATTAACAAACTTGATGGGTTTATTCGCCAAGTCTGTAACCAGCAACGCCAAGCCAGACCCCGCATGAAGGCTCACTCGATGAATTCGGCTGCCAATGCCAAGGTTGCGGACATCCTGACAGGCATTTTTAAGCATATTGAGGTCAACTCAGACGCAGACACCGCTTACGATACGGCTTTTGAGTTTGCCGTGCGCATGGGTTGGGGTTACTGGCGAGTTCTTACCGATTACACACGGGCAGACTCGTTTGATCAGGAAATCTACATTAAGCCCATTGCCAACCCATTTACCGTGTATTTTGACCCCAACAGTCAGATGCCAGACGGCTCAGATGCCGAATGCTGCCTAATTACTGAGGTAATGAGCAAAAAGGAATTTAAGGCCCAATACCCTAACGCAGACGATGGCGGCAACTTCAATATGCGTGGAACTGGCGATGCGGATGCCGATTGGATTATGAAAGATGACATTCGCATAGCTGAATGGTGGTATACCGAGCGCAAAAAGACCAAATTGCTCATGCTTTCAGACGGTACGCAAGTCTATAAAGAGGACGCGCCCAGCGATGAAATGATGATGGCAGCAGGTATTGAGGTGGTTGCCGAGCGTGAAACCATGCGCAAGACCATCAAATGGGCCAAGCTGACAGGCTTACAAATCCTTGAGGAATCTACTTGGATTGGTAAGTACATTCCCATTATTCCCGTTTATGGCCAGCAATTAGTGGTTGACGATAAGCGCAAGAAGTACGGCATTGTGCGTATGGCTAAAGACCCGCAGCGGATGTACAACTATTGGCGAACCGCTCTGACCGAGTCGGTGGCTCTCGCGCCCAAGGCTAAATGGCTATTGGCAGAGGGTCAAGACGAGGGCCATGAGAATGAATGGAACTTGGCTAACATCAAGGCCACGCCCGTATTGCGTTACAAGCAAAAAGACATTGAGGGACAACCCGCGCCCCAGCCAACAAGACTGCAACCAGAGCCACCAGCTGCTGGAATCGTTGAGGCTACAAGCGCTATCAATAATGACCTGCAAACCGTAGTTGGGATATTTGACCCAAATATGATGGCTCAAGGCAATATGTCTGGTAAGGCAATCCGTGGCCAGCAGATGCAGATTGATATGTCGAACTTCCATTATTACGACAATCTGACCCGTTCCCTCAAGCAAACTGGGCGCGTAATCCTAGACCTAATCCCCAAGATTTACGATAAAGAGCGGGTCATGCGGATTATTGGTTACGATAACCAGCCCGAAATGGTTACGATTAACCAGCGCGCCGTGGACGAAAGCGGTACAGAAAAGATATTGAATGATGTAACCGTGGGCGAATACGATGTTTACATGGATACTGGCCCAGGCTACCAAAGCAAGCGCCAAGAGGCAGTCGAGTCTATGGTTCCGCTATTACAAGCTAACCCTGAACTATTCCAAGCTGCGGGTGACCTCGTATTCCGCAACATGGACTTCCCAGGCGCAGATGTGATTGCTGACCGCCTAGCCGCGATGAACCCATTAGCTAAGATTGATGAGAAATCGGACATTCCGCCACAGGTCCAAATGCAGTTGATGGCCAGCCAAAAGATGGTTGCCGACTTGCAACAACAAATTGCAGCTTTGACCTTGAATCTACAGCACCAGACCGATGTGCAGCGCATGAAAGAGGAAGGCCAGACCAAGCGCAAACTTATGGATGTTACCTCTAGGGCGTACAACACCGAGACTATTAACGAGGCTAAAGTTAACCAGACCAATATGAAGTCAATTACCGACCAAAACCGGACTGAGTTAGACGCTATTACCAAACTATTACTAAAAGGCATGGATTCACGGGTATTGCAGCAAGAAATGGCTCGCAGAGATACAGAGCAGGACATGGTGGCCTCGTTTGCCGAGAACGAGGTCAATATGAATGAGTCACCATTCCTGCGTGAAGAAATGGCAATGGCCCAGCAACCAATGACTAACCCCGCAATGGATGATCAGTTGGCGGCGCAGTTTGCAGCACAAGAGATGCAACCGCAGCCGTTAGAGCAACCTGCAATCCCTGGCGTACCAATGGGACCTCGTTGACAACTATCGAAAAACAGTTTCTAATAGATTTAACCTACCGATGGGTTCATCGGGTTTATTCTTGGAGTTAATCCATGTCCGATGCAGAAGTAGTGCAGGAACCAGCAAGGAAACAAGCTGCGAACCTGGTAACAAATGAGAATTTAGCTGAGTTTAATGCACAAAAACTTGGTTTAGCCACTCAGGAAACTCCAACTGAGGCCGCAGAAGCGGAGCCGGTTGTTGAGCAAGAGCGGAGTGAACCAGAGGCAGAAACAGAGGCTGCTGCAGGTGAAAAGAAGCACAACCCGAAACTTGAGAAGCGGTTTTCGGAACTGACCAAGCAGCGCGAAGCGGCCCGCCAAGAAGCGGATCGTGAGCGTACGGCTCGTGAGGCTCTTGAAGCGCGATTGAGGGACATGGAAGCTAAGGTTAATCCGCCTAAATCGGAAGAACCAGACCCTAAACCAGACCCATCGCAATTTAATGATGCCCTAGAGTATGCTGAGGCTCTGGCCGAGTGGACTACTGATCGAAAGATGCGGGAGCGGGATCAAGCAGAACTTGCTCGTAAAGCCGAAGAAGAACAGTCGCGTATGCGGCAGAAGTTCCAAGAGCGGTTAGACAATGCAAAGCAAGATTTGCCGGATTATGAGGAAATGATTGCGTCAAGCGATGTTTCGGTGTCACAACCGGTCACCGATGCAATTATTGAAAGTGATGTAGGCCCACAAATCCTATATTACTTAGCCGAAAATCCAGAGTTCGCTCGTGAATTGGCGGATAAATCCATCACTTCACAACTCCGTGCCATCGGGCGTTTAGAGGCTAAATTTGAGAAATCAGAGCCAACTAAACCGAGCGTAAAAGAACCTGTTGCGAAGAAGTCAAATGCTCCGGCACCGATTAACCCATTGAAAGCCGGTGGTAATCCTAGCGATATTGCTTTGGATTCCGACCGTAAGTTTCATGGTACCTACCAGCAATGGAAAGCTGCAAGGGCCTCTGGGAAGATTAGATGACGGATAACTTTAAAATTAATTTGGAGAATTATCATGGCAAATAACTTGCTAACCATCTCCATGATCACCAACGAGGCGTTGATGGTCTTGGAAAACAGTTTGACCTTTACTGGTCGCGTAGACCGTAACTATGATGACCAATTTGCGGTTATCGGTGCAAAGATTGGTAACACAGTCAATGTACGCCGTCCTGGCCGTTTCATTGGTACCACCGGACCGGCTTTAAATGTCGAGGACTTCAACGAGACCTCATCCCCTGTAACCCTCAGCACTCAATTCCATGTGGATACGCAGTTCACAACACAAGATTTGACCTTATCGTTAGATATGTTCTCTGACCGTGTTTTGAAGCCAGCTATTGCTGCAATTGCCAACAAAATCGATTTTGACGGCACCACAATGGCAGTAGATAACACCGCTAATACCGTTGGTACGGCTGGTGTAGTTCCATCTGACATCGCAACATTCCTAACCGCCCAGGCTTATTTGGACGGCGAGGGTGCGCCCCGTGATGGCAAGCGTTCTTGCGTGGTTGATCCCTTTACAGGTGCCTCAATTGTTGGCTCCTTAAAAGGTCTCTTTAACCCACAAGGCACTATCTCTGGTCAGTACGAAAAGGGAATGATGGGTCGCGACACCATCGGTATGAACTGGTATATGGACCAAAACATCGTGTCCCATACTTATGGTTCTTACTCAACCGCCACATTGTCTACCAACACCGCAACATTTACTGGTTCGTTGACAACTGGCTGGGCTCAGACCTCGACTATTACCATTGCAGCTGCAACCGCTAACGCCAACTTGAAGCAAGGCGATACGATTCAGATTGCTGGCGTATTCGCAGTCAACCCACAGAACCGCCAGCCATACGGTGGTAATGTATTGCGTAACTTTGTAGTTACTGCTGATACAACCATCACTTCCGGCAGTACTGCATCTGTAACTGTTTCACCAGCAATTATTACCGCTGGCCAGTTCCAGAATGTGAGCGTATTGTCTACCTCGTCAACTGCGGTCGTTACACCATTCAATAAGACCGGTGTAGTTAGCCCACAGAACTTGGTATTCCATCGCAATGCGTATACCCTAGCTACTGCTGACCTCCAATTGCCAGACGGCGTACATTTTGCAGGCCGTGCAAGCGATAAGGACAATGGTTTGTCGATTCGTGTGGTGCGTCAATACACCATTAACAACGACTCCATCCCAACCCGTTTAGATGTTCTATACGGCTGGGCTCCGCTTTACCCTGAACTCGCCTGCCGCGTAGCAGCTTAATTAGGAAAGGAACCTTATCATGGCAAACCCAGGACCAGCAAGTACCCAATCAACCAATTACCTGTTTAACGGTGACTCAACAGACGGCGTGCAAATCGCCGGTGCCGCTGCAGACAAATTGGCGTTTCATGGCTCAACCCCTGTTATTCAGGCATCTGCAATTACCAACATTGGTAATAGCGCTACTGGTACAGAAATTGCTACCGCAGTTAATAGCATTTTGGTTGCGTTGCGTAACAAAGGCCTTATTGCGACCTAATATCGCATGAGACCTGAAAAGGCCATTCTCCAAAAGAGGTGGCCTTTTTTTTGTTTTTATGGTGTAAAAACCTAAAAACATAGGATAATTTAAACATCTCTATTACGAGGATAATCATGGACTCTTTAAAGATTCTTTCCCCAACTTATCGGTTGGACCTTACTACTTCCGCATCGTCCGCCTTACAACTAATCCCAGATACGCCAACCCTAGCATTTCGCGTGGCTATCCTAAATACTGGAACGGGTACGTCAGCGATTACTTTTGGCACAACTGATTCCAATATGGCTACACCAGCGATTGCGTCAACGGGTGGCAGCGGTTCATTTATCTTGGCCCCAAGTATGTTTTTGCCAATTATTATTGATTGCCCAAGACCCAACTTTTTTATTAAGGCTATTTCGTCAACAACAAACACGCTCTATTTGACGCTCGTAGCTAACGAATAAGGTATTTACCATGTCCAATAACACCGCAAAGACTATAACAACCAATATAGTGCCGGTTCAAGGGACTTTTGAGCCCTTACCGCCCTATGAGTGCATTAACTTAATTGGACCTGCTGGGACACCGTTTTTTGCCCCTACAAACCCCAATTTAGATGGGGTAAACATTACCAATAGCACCATTAATAGCACTACGATTGGGGCAACTACCCCGTCAACTGCGGCGTTTACTACCGCAACCATGTCCAATCAACCGATTGGCAACCTTGATTTATGTAATAAAACCTATGTCGATGCGGCTATTGTTGGTATTTCATGGAAACAACCCGTTAGAGCAGCTACATTAACAAACATTACCCTATCGGGCGCGCAGACCATTGACACCGTGCCAGTAGTTGCTGGTGACCGAGTATTGGTTAAGGATCAAAGTACACAGGCCAACAATGGTATTTATATTGTTGGAACCCCTTGGACACGCTCTCCTGACGCAGATATTTGGGACGAATTAGTCTCAGCAATGGTGTTTGTGGAGTCTGGCGGACAAGCTGGCGCAGCATTTTATTGCCCAGTACAACCTGGCGGCACTCTTGGCGTAACGGCTATTACATGGTCAAACTTTAGCGTTGCCGGTACTTATTTTGCTGGCACGGGATTATCCCTTGCAGCCAACACATTTAGCATTACCAATACTGGCGTTTCGGCAGCAACTTATGGCTCTGCTAGTGCAGTACCAACAATAATCGTTAACGCCCAAGGTCAAATTACTAGCGCATCCAATACAAGTATTGCGATTGCAGCGTCCCAAATTACAAGCGGAACTATTGATACTGCCAGAATTTCAGGTTCTTATACAGGCATTACCGCGGTTGGAACTCTGTCTGGCCTAACGGTTAGCAGCACAATTTCTGGTTCAATTTCTGGTAACGCAGCCACCGCAACAACTGCAACCACGGCTACAACGGCTACCACGGCAACTAATATTGCAGGTGGCGCAACTGGATCAGTCCCATATCAAAGCGGTGCCGGCGCAACGACTTTTGTTGGAATCGGATCAACTGGTCAGGTTTTAACTGTGGCTGGTGGAGTGCCAACTTGGGCAACACCAACCACGGGTACGGTCACCTCAGTTGGTACTGCTGGAACCGTTAACGGCTTAACCCTTACAGGCGGACCAATTACTGGCTCTGGGACGATTACTTTAGGCGGAACATTAGACTTATCCTCGCCGCCAACCATTGGCAATACAACTGCAAACACTATTACAGGCACTACCGTTACCGCAACAACTAAATTTGTTGGTCCATATTTTGATGCAGCAACATCTGCTGGCGGTGCGCTGCGTAACGCTTCCGGTGTTGCGCAACTTCAATGGGGTGCTGGTGGTGGCAGCAATGTTTCGTTAGATGTTTCTACTAACTTAAATGGTACAAATGCCCAGATTGACATTAGTCCAACTGGAACTGGTCATGTGCATATTAAGCCCACCGGATCGGGCTCTCTTGAAATTGCCCCAACTTCTGTTGGAACAATTAATAATATGAGTATTGGCGGCACAACTGCAGCAGCTGCCAAAGTAACCACTTTAGATGTTACAAGCACTCTTGCTCTTAATGGATCAACCGGAACCGCTGGATATGTATTGACCTCTAATGGCGCATCGGCCCCTACTTGGCAAGTTAATGCCTCTGGCCTAGCTATTGTTGACGATACAACTACTAACGCAACCCGTTATTTAACCTTTACCGATGCGACAACCGGCAATATTACAACCGGCAATGTCTCGTCCACCAAGCTGCAATTTAACCCGTCAACAGGTGTTTTAGCATCCACTACATTTAGCGGAGCTGGTTCATTTACAACTCTTTCAGCATCTTCAACAGTAAGCGGAACAGGTTTTAGCACTTATTTAGCTAGTCCTCCTGCTATTGGTGGAACTGCGCCAAATTCAATTAAAGTAACTTATGGTTTTTCACCTAATTTAACCTTAACTGATGCTTCTACTATTGCTTGGGATACTTCAACTGGTCAAGTAGCTACATTTACCTTTGTTTCTAACAATAGAACAATGGGCGCACCTACAAACCTACAGAATGGCGCTTTTTATGCTTTAGCCGTTATTCAAAACTCAGGTTCAAATACATTAACTTGGAATTCGGTATTTAAATGGGCTGGTGGAACTGCTCCAACTCTTTCAACAGCAGCAGGAGCAAAAGACTATTTTACTTTCCGATCAGATGGAACTAATTTGTATCAGCAAGGCTCAAGTCTAGGTGTTGCTTAAATGACATTTCCAGTATTGCCTTCTAATAGTGCAACAGGTTATAACCTAACCAAATCTTTGCGCTTTCGAGAAAGTGCTAGTTCTTATTTAAATAGAACCCCATCTAGTGCTGGTAATCGGCAAAAGTTCACACTTTCTATTTGGTATAAAGCTGGCAACATTGGAACAACTTTTACTAACGCAAACTTCCTTAGCGCTGGCGGTGATGGATCTAACATATTACTTGTTGGATCAGGCGCTTTTGGCGCTACACTTGATAATCGTTTTACTGTTCGTGAGAATAATGCGACTGCCCAATTTTACTGGCCAATGGTATTTCGTGATCCATCATCTTGGTATCACATTGTTTTGGCGGTTGATACTACTCAAGCAACCTCTAGTAATAGAGCCAAATTGTATGTAAATGGTGTAGATCAAGGAGCATTTTCAGGAACTGGATACGCTCAAAATGACAGCACAAGTTTTAACAATACTACAGCGCAATATATTGGCGCATTTAATTCATCCTTTTACTATACAAGCTGTTATTTTGCAGAATATAACTGGATTGATGGTCAGCAGTTAACAGCATCATCATTTGGCGAAACATCCTCTATAACTGGAGTGTGGATTCCAAAAAAATACACAGGAACTTACGGCACTAATGGTTTTTATTTAAAGTTTACAGATACAACTTCTACTAGCACATTAGGTAACGACTTCTCAGGTAATAGTAACAATTGGACTACCAATAACTTTAGCTTAACTGCTGGCTCTACATACGACAGTATGACCGATGTGCCTACTCTGACAAGTGCTACTGCGGCTAATTATGCAACATTTAATGGAATTGGAGTTTATACAAACCTAACTAGCAACCTTACATATTCTAATGGAAACTTACAGATAGCCTACAACAATGATCTTGTTCAAATAGGTTCAAGTATTAGAATTCCCAATATATCAGGCAAATTCTACCTAGAATTTACAGCAACATACTCATCATCATCTAATGGATTTGTTGGTTTATTTATTCCAGATGGAACTGTAATTCTTCAACAAAATGGAGTAATAGGTAATTTTGGTGTATGCACAATTACTAGCACTACAGGAGTTGGTTATTCTAGCGGTCAAATTATTTCATTTGCAATTGATGCTGATACCAAAACTGCCACAATTCGTGTCAACAATACTGTTAATACAGTAATAGATTTTTCAGCTTTACCAACTGGTGTATTTATTGATCCTGCGGTTTGGCTTAGAACTTCAGGCGATTCTTTTATAGCCAACTACGGACAACAACCATTCACCTACACACCACCAACAGGCTTTGCAGGATTAAACACATTTAACTTACCTACTCCTACGATTGGTGCTACTGCATCTACACAAGCTAATAAGTATATGGATGTTACCTTGTGGGCAGGTAATAATTCTACTCAAAGTATTACTAATAGCGGTTCTATGCAACCTGACTGTGTTTGGATTAAAAACCGAACAGGTGGAAATAATCATGCTCGGTTTGATAGTGTTCGTGGAGCTACACTTAGACTGTATGAAACAACGCTTGATGAACAAACAGAAACAACCACATTAACCTCATTTAATTCAAATGGGTTTAGCCTTGGCTCTGCCCCAGCGGTCAATGCAAGCTCAAATAACTATGTTGGTTGGCAATGGAGAGCAGGTGGAACTCCAGCAGTAACCAATACTGCTGGCACTATTACATCTACAGTAAGTGCTAATACAAGTTCTGGATTTAGTGTTGTTACTTATAGTGCAAATGGCTCAACAGGCACAGTAGGTCATGGGCTTGGTGTTGCGCCTGCTATGATTATTGTGAAGAAAAGAAATGCCGCAGAAAGATGGTGTGTTTTCCACACATCAACATCAAATGCTTATATTTATTTAAATGAGACATTTGCCGCAGAGACTGCCAATGCAAATTTAAGGTTTGGTAATAATACTGTTGTGGTTCAGCCAACAGATTCAGTATTTACTATTGGTAGCTCTAACGATGTAAACGGAACAAGCGGAACTTATGTAGCCTACTGCTTTGCACAAGTCGCTGGATACTCTGCATTTGGATCATATGTTGGCAATAATTCCAATGATGGCACTTTTATTTATACAGGATTTAGACCAGTTTTTGTTCTTTACAAAAAGGCAAATGGAACAGATGGTTGGGCAATTTATGATGCAAAACGCAATTCATATAATGTTGCAGATGCTTTATTACAACCTGATAATAATGGTGCAGAAGCGATAACTGCGCCTGGTTCAATAGACATCTTATCCAATGGTTTTAAACAAAGAAATTCTAACAATTTTGGCAATTCATCAAGTTTTACATACATATATGCAGCCTTTGCCGAATATCCCTTTAAATACGCTAACGCAAGATAGGAACTACTATGCCTTTTAAAATAGGAACTATGACTATCCAATTGGATACACCATTTACTCATAATGACATTCAATACCCTGCAAACTGGATTCGTCTAGCATCTGAGGAAGATAAGTCTGCTATCGGTCTAGTATGGGAAGCTGATCCAGTTCGTGCAGATGACCGATTCTATTGGAATGGTGATATTAACCATCCCAAAGCATTAGAGGATAAAGAAGAATCCGATGAAAACGGAAATCCTCTTTATGTCAAAGTTTTAGGTATTGTTGATGGCGAAAAGGCAATGGTTGACTCTGCGGAAAGATTGGTAACTAAAGGTCTAAAGTCTGTCTTTATTGCCAATATTAAGCATAATGCTGGTTCTATTCTTGCTCAGACCGATTGGATGGTAATCCGCAAAGCTGAGAGAAATGTAGATATTCCTAGTTCTGTCGCTACCTATCGTGCAAGCATAGTAGCCAAATCAGAAGAACTAGAAACTGCAATTGCTGCGGTAACTTCTGTAGAACAATTAATTGCCCTAGACCTATCTTTCCCAAGACTATGACTAATTACCAATGGAAAATACTAGAAACCGTCATTGTTGACGGGGTTCTAAAATCCGTTAAATATTGGTGCAAAGCAACAGATGAGAAAAATTCTGTTGAGACCGAGGGTAATTGGAAAATGCTTACTCCGCATATGGTGGATGAGGATACAACCGAACACCAGGTTATCCATTGGATTGATTTAGATGCTACCCAAGACGGCAAACATCTTATAAAATATAGATTACAAGAGCAACTGGATACGCTTAGTTTGGAAGCAACAACTAAACCGCCCTGGGCCGTGGACACATTTAAGGTGACGATATGACACAACCAATCGACATCATCTCTCGCGCCCTTAAAGATATTGGGGCATTAGAGGCTGGTGAGACTCCCGCGCCTGCGGATTCGCAAGACGCATTTGATATGCTCAATGACATGGTTGACCAATGGTCAAACGAGCAAATGATGGTTTTTTATAAGACCGAAATTATTTTTACCCTAACCGCAGGTCAAACCCAGTACACCATTGGTGAGGGCGGGCAAATTGGCGGAACGATAACCGGCTCAATTAGCGGCACAACTCTAACGGTAACCAATGTATCAAGCGGCGCAATTGCCTTGGGCATGACCCTTACTGGCTCTGGCGTGGCAGCTGGCACAAAGATTACAGGATTTAAATCAGGCGCAGGCGGTAATGTAAATTCCAATGGAACTTATACCGTAAACATTTCGCAGACCGTTGCCAGCACTACGATTAGTGCGTATTACGAGCGCCCTTTATCCATTAATTCGGCATTTGTTAGGGTAAACACTAACTCCAACGGCCAGCCTATTTTAAATGGCGGCTTAGATTATCCGGTAGCCATCCTCAATTTAGAAAACTATGAGTTGATTGGTTTAAAGACCCTTAACGGCCCATGGCCTCGCGCCCTATACTATCAGCCAGGCGAGTCTTTGGGGACAATAACCGTATGGCCTAATCCATCCCAAGGTGAGATGCACATATTTGCGGATACCCTGTTTCAGCGCTTTACCACCATCAATGACGAGATAATTATCCCACAGGGCTATTTAATGGCTCTCAGATGGTGTTTAGCCGAGCGTTTGATGCCGATGTATGGAAAAGCCAGCCCAACGCAAATACAGATGATTAACGGCTTTGCAAGCCATGCCAAGGCAACCATTAAACGCAACAATATGAAACCAATGCAAGTGGCTCGATTTGAGGATTCATTGATTGTTGGTAAGAGAGCAGACGCTGGCTGGATTCTGACCGGAGGCTTTTAATGCCAGACTTTGGATTCGTTGGCGCAGCTTACGAAGCACCCTCTATTTATCAGGATGCCCAAGAGTGCATTAATTTTTACCCTGAAATAGACCCCACTAAACCGCAAGGTGACCGCGGCATTATGGCGCTTTATCCAACGCCAGGACTTGAAACCGTAGCCATTCTGCCTAACCAAGAGGAAGTGCGGGGCATTCGTACCTTGTCTGGTGGCACCCAAGTCGTAACTGTTTGCGGTGACTTTGTATATGTTATGGAGTCGGACTACACGCCCAAAATGATTGGGCAAATGAACACTTCCACCGGCTTAGTCGGGATTGTGGATAACGGCGTGAATGTCTATATCGTGGACGAAACATACCGCTATTGCTGGTTTATCTCAAACCCGTCCGCAGCGACCTTTACCGGTTCTATATCGGGAACAACCCTTACAGTAACCTCTGTTTTAAGCGGAACGATTGCCGTTGGCCAAGCTATTTTTGGGCAAGGCGTAGATCAAAATACCGTGATTACCGCGCTTGGTACTGGATCGGGCGGAGTTGGAACTTACACGGTAAGCGACTCCCAGACCGTTACATCAACCACAATTAATTCCACATCCGCGCCCGCTATTGTGACTGCGTCTATCTCTGGCACAACCATGACGGTAAGTGCGGTTACAAGCGGAACCCTAAAAATTGGCCAAACCATTGAGGGTTCTGGTGTAACCGATGGAACTATTATTACGGCCTTTGGCACAGGTTCTGGTGGTGTAGGAACTTACACAGTTAGCGCCTCACAAACAGTTCCAAGTTCGGCTGCAATCTTTACAGGACAAATTGCTGGAACTGTTTTAAGCGTTACCGCAACAACTAGCGGAACAATTAGCAATGGAAATTATGTTACTGGTTTAGGCGTATCAGTACCAACCACAATTACTGCGGTTAATACTTTTGCATCCACAGGATCAAGTATTGCAGCCACAACCGGAATATTAACAATTGGAACTTTAACAACCGGCACAATATCAGTTGGACAGGTATTAACTGGAACTGGAGTTCCAGCTGGCACAAGAATTACATCAAACATAAGCGGGTCCGGCAGCGGTAGCACATGGAATACAAGCACAACAACGGCAGTATCAAGCACCGCAATTGATGGCACAAGCTACACCGTAACACCATCTCAAACCGTAGCGTCAACCACAATGAACGCATCCGCTGGCGTTGCTACTTATGCAATTAACTGGACTGTATTGCCTGCAACCGATGGCCCATTCCAAGGCGGTGGAACGGTTGATATTACCGACAATTACTTTGTTTATAACAAACCTGATTCGCAGCTATGGGCAGCCTCAGACCTTTTAAGCCCTATTACTGATCCGCTATCGTTTGCTAGTAAGGATGGCTCACCAGATGACCTAGTGTCCATTATTGTTGACCGCCGAGAGGTCTATTTATTGGGCGAAATGTCCTCCGAAGTCTGGATTAATTCGGGCGCGGTGCCTTTCCCCTTTACTAGGATTCCTGGCACATCTACCCAGCAAGGTATTGCAGCGCAATATTCTATGTCCAGAATGGGCAACTCGTTTGCGTATGTGTCCAAAAACAATCGCGGCGAAGCAATGGTAGTTCGCATGAATGGATATTTTCCTGAGAGAATATCAACCCATGCGGTAGAAACAACCCTAGTAAATCAAAATGTGTCTAATGCGATAGCGTGGACCTATCAGCTTGAAGGCCATGAGGTCTATGTCGTAACCTTTCCCTCAATCGGGACTAACGGCTTAACTTGGGCGTATGACAACACCACCGGCTTATGGCATAAATGGTTATACCGTAACAATCAGAACGAATACGAGCGCCACCGTGGTAATTGCTGCGCATTTTTTAACCAGCAGGTATTGGTTGGGGATTACGAAAATGGCAAGATTTATCAATTAAGCCGTAACTTTTATACAGACGATGGCCAGCCAATCCGCCGGATTCGCAGAGCCCCGCATATAACAAGCGACTTGCAGCGTCAGTATTTCCATGAGTTGCAGATTCAATTCCAGCCAGGCGTTGGACTGTCTACCGGCCAAGGCGAGGACCCGCAGGCAATGTTGCGCTGGTCTAATGACGGCGGATCAACTTGGTCTAATGAATATTGGACATCCATCGGAAAACAAGGAAAATACTTAAATCGTGCTATTTGGCGGCGTTTAGGGTTTTCCCGTGATAAGGTATTTGAGGTTTCTATCTCGGACCCCGTCAAGGCAGTCATTGTTTCTGCAAATTTAAAGGCCGAAGCTGGAGAAAATTAATGTCTACACCGCAAAACCAACGGCTGCCAACAAGCCCATTAATTGACAATACGGGACGGCCAACCCGCGCCTGGCAACTATTTTTGCTTAATTTATTGAACTTTTCGAGCGCATCTACGGCCACCGCTGGATCGGCTACCCTGCCGGCAAACCCAGAGGGATTTATTGAAGTTACGGTTAACGGCGAGTCTAAACGAATTCCTTACTACAACCTATGACTGAACAATTACTTGCCCCTCTTAGTTTGCCGCCAACTGCGCAAAAGTGGCTTATAGACTTCTTTTCGGTTATCCAAGGTTTAGATGATTGGCGCGATGATGACCCTGTAGAGCCAAGACAGAAAGAAAAGGTCATTTATCAGGTTATGGTGGAATTACCCCAAAACCATTTTTTCCAGACTTATTCCCATAATTTGTTGCCTTTAGTAAGTGTTCTTATTTTGAAGTGGATTGGCGCTAACAAATTGGAAGATAATAGAGAACAATTACACAAGGCCTATATGTGGCGGGCTGCGTACTACGACCTAATATTAGAGGTAGTGCGCTTAGTTCACGGGTTTGATGGGGCAGCAAGTTCTGCCGATTATGTTGCCAAATTGTATGGCGAGACTTATGAAGATTATGTAAAGGAGTTTGAGAATGCCTAATCCAGCCGTTGCCGTTATTGGAGGCGTTACCTCGTTAGGTGGCGCTTATCTGCAATCACGAGCCGCTAAAGATGCCGCAAGTATGCAAGCAGCTGCCGCTAATCGCGCTATGGACCAAGAACGAGCCATGTATGAACAAGGCAGAGAAGATTTGGCCCCATACAGAGAGCAAGGATATACCGCCCTTAAAGACATTGAGCGGATGAAGCCGTTTTTAACTTCACAGTTTGGACCAGAACAATTTGGGCAATATTTAGACCCTAGCATGGCATTTCGCCAGCGCTTGGGAACTCAGGCTACCGAGCGTTTAGCCAATATTGGCGGCGGGGCAATAAGCGGTAACACATTACGCGCCCTGACTGATTATGGTCAAAATCTAGCATCTACTGAGTACGGCAACGCATTTAATCGATTCCAAACCGAACGGGGTAATATTTATAACACCTTAGCCAATATTGCTGGCATGGGTCAAAATGCGGTTAATACAGGTGTCAATGCAGGTCAAAACTATGCAGCTAGTACAACTGGATTAATTACTGGTCAAGCCGCAGCTAATGCAGCAGGAACTGTAGGTTCTGCAAATGCATACGCAGGCGCTCTTGGAAATGTGGGCAACTTAGCGTTTTTAAATTCATTTATGAGACCACAAGGCTCCCCAGCCGCAGTAACACAACCTGGCATGGGCGGCTATGGCAATTACTCAACAATGAATCAAGATTTTGGTAATTTTAGCGGGGCTCGGTTACCGGTTAGCGGACCAGCATAGTTAATTAGGAAAGAAAACATTAATCATGGCAATTAATATAAAACCAGACATTTCATTAAGTGCTAAACCACCGGCAACTATGACATTGCCAGAAATGATAGGTTTAGCCCGTAGTGCGCAAGCATATCAACGGGAACAAGAGATATTTCCTGAATTGGTCCAGCAATCTAAAATTCAAACACAACAATCTCAATTTACTTTGGACAAAGACCAGACTGCGGTTGCTATGTCTTTGCTTGGTGGATTTAGAAATGATCCAAGAATTGAAAGCGGAGATCAAGCCCAAGCATTAAATGCAATGGAAGAAATACGATCAAAAGCATTGTCTTTAGGAATTCCACAACCAAAAGTTGACGCTACAATGCGCATGGGATTTTTAATTGCGGAACGCAATCCAACAAAACTTGGCCAATACTTTGACAATGTAATCCAATCTCAGATTGGACCAACTGGCCAGCAACAATTACAAACTCCTGAATTAACCACATCTGGTGGCCAAATTGGTTTATTCCGCAAAGGACCGGGCACAATAACACAACCAAAAGTTATACAAACACAAGAAGCACCATCCGCACCTCCTCCAGCAGTTGCGCCCGCCCCAGCAGCAGCCCCAGCAGCAGCGCCACAGGTTGGAACTGCGCCCAAAGGGGTTACCAGCGCTGATATGGTTGCAAGCAGAAATGACCCTGGCTTTGCTTTGCCATACCCAGTACGCAGAGCAGGTGATATTCGCCCATTCGCTCCTGGCGAAGAAGCAGCAACTGTTGAGGGTCAAGCCTATATTAAAAACCTATCAGCCGTTGGATCAACTGCGCCAACAGGTCTTGATCGCGTTGATAGAGTGTTGCAAACTATTAGCAAAATTGAATCTAGTAGGGATTTTAAAGCTGGTAAGCCTGGCGAGTTGGAAGCTAAATTAAGAGCAGCCATTGGCGATGCAGATTACAAATTATTGTCTAAAGAAATTGCTGACCTTGTCATTGCAACTAATCAAGCTATTGGTGGCAAGACCGATGCAACAACCGCTTTGGTATCCCAAGCAACAGGTAACGAGGTATACCCGCCTGAAATATTAAAAAATATAGCAACCAAATTGCGTGGAGAGGCTTACGGCGCAATGTTGGAGGCAAAAGGCGCAAACAAGTTCTTACAACTTGGATTAAATGAAGCTAACCTCCCAAGGGGTTATAAAGCCGCGTGGGACGACAATAAAGATGTTAGGGTATATGAAGCAATGGCAATATTTGCGTCAGACAGACTAACGCCTCAAGAAAAAATAACTGCTTACAATAAGATTAAACCGACCAATTTAGAGGCATTAAATGAGTTTGAGCGCAAGGCTCGAAA